ACCAAAAAGTTCCTCTAAATTAGTTTCTAGTTGAAATTTCCATCCAACACATTCAACAAATCGTTCCACAGTATTGAGAAACGTCTTTTCCAACATAAGATCATAATCTATTGATGTTTCAATGTCAAACTCTTTAGGTATTTCATCATCTTTAAATGCAATTATGTTTGATTTCAATTTATTAGGCAATTTAAGATATGTATATTTTATCTTATCACCACTTTTAATAGTATCAAAATCTTGGTCAACGTTAAATTTTCTTAAATATAGATTATGAACTAACGATCCTCTAACGTGAATTGGTGTTCTATTTTTGAAAATTATGTTTTCATCTTCATCAATATACTTATTAATACCTTTAACACCAGAAGGTTTAGATATTTCATATATGCTATGAGTTCTCCATTCGGATTTAACTTTTTCAACGTGTTTTATAAGTTCTTCATTATCACTCGTTAGCATGATTCTTATAACATCTTTCAAGAATACTTTAACAATTGCTGGTGTGCTTGATCTTACAATCTCCAAACCTTTTACTTTAATTTTTGGTGGATTGTATTCAACACCTTCAGAATTATATATGTTCATAGCATATTTTTTCTTTTTCATAAACAAAACTTTACTTGCTATGACTTCACGTTTAAATATTATTTTTGGTGTGAAGAAATTACATCTTTCAGAAAGATTTTTACATGCTTCATCAATTGTAGGATTTATAAATTTATTACAAATTTTATCCAATATTTTTGTTATTTGAAAATTATCTTTATCTTTATATGATTTTTTAACAAATTCACCAAGATGAATATACACTGAATCAGTATCACAATATGTAACATAATCATATTGTGATTTGAATTTATTTTGTAAGTATTTGTTCATAGCTTGATCAGTATTTCTAATTATAGTTTGACCAGTCATTGTAATACCTTCAGATACCCTAGTATCAAACCAACGAAAATGTGTTTCTGCCATTACACCATATAAACTATTCATCAAAATTTTAATAGCCATTTGAACATTATCTAATGATGATATTTTATAACTCAATGAAACATCATTATTTTTTTCGTATTGTTTTTGACAATTTAACATTTCTTTCTTTGCAACTTGTCTTTTATTGAAATATGATTCAATAATTTCTGGAAAAATACCTTTTTTATCATTCCTAAAACATTGACCATTAGAAGCCATCGAATAATTATGTTCTTTTAGAAAATCTTCAAAATTCAATTCACCACATAACATCTTATCAATATTTTGTGTATTATCATTGAATAATTTTTGATCTTCAACAAGCGTTTCAGGAGACATATTAAGCGACATTATAATAGAAGGGTATAGTGAAGTAGCATCAAATGAAACAACCCAATCATAAAGGCCAGGAACAGGTTCTTTAACATATGCACCCACGATTTCATGATCTGGAATTTTTTCTGCATTACTTACTGCAATATTTCTATCTTCTAAATAATTTGTAATTATAGAATCCCATAGAGCAACAGCAGAAAATACTTCATCATAATTACATTTTGCTTCATAAGTCATAGTCAAAGCTAGTTTAATCAACTGCATTTTATCTTCCAGACTATCTACCAAATCAACGTCAACTATATTATATTCTAAAAATAAAGTAGGGTCTTTTTCATAAAATTCTCTAAAGTTTTTGTATGGATGTTTTAATTTTTCTCTACCAAGTTCCTCTTTAACTACAGTATCCAATTTAAAATTTTCTAAGCTTTTAAATGAAAATTTTCTATACAAATCATAATAATCTAAAAGTGCTATACCTTCAATTTTCCATATTAAAACTTCTTCACCAAAACTGATTATTTCTTTCGTCGATACTATCCCCCATGGTGATAATCTATTTACTTCATTTTGATTATCATCATTTAAACGTAAAATTCTATTACAAATATATGGTATATCAAAATAGTTGCATCGATATCCAGTAATGATATCAGGATATTCTCTTTCTATAAATTTTGTGAAAAACAAAAGTAATTGCTTCTCATTATCACATTTTACTAATTTTGTTTTAAATTTTGATACATCAACATTAGGAGTATAAAAAGAAGTTGTAATTTTAGTATTGAAATTTTTAACTGTTATGTGAGTTATTTCTTCTTTAGCGGCAACAGCATCTATTGGACCATGAACAGTTGTAGTTTCAATATCTATTGAAAGTATTTTAAGTTTGCTTATATCAAATTCTACTTTACCAGGAAACACATGAGAAATGAATTGAGTTTTAGCGTTTGCATTCCCGTATACAGGATATCCAGCTAATTTACATTCATCCAGATATTCTTTCATACTATAAATAGTGCGAAACTCGACTTTTTTCAAGTTTTTGCCATAAATACTTTTATATTCTGTTTCTTTATCATCAGTTTCTATAAATAAATATGGGGAGTATTTTAATCTTTTTTTAACACTTCTTCCAGAATCATCAACAAAGCGAGCTAAGATGTTGTTACCTTTTCTAAACACATTTGTATAAAACATATTAAAATTTCCACATGGATAAAAACACATTATTGGATTTAATAGATAAAGTTGGCTTCCCTATATTATCTTCTTTATTTATCGGATATTGTTTGTTTATTGCGATAAAAATTATATTGAATGATACCAAAGAAACACTAAAAAAGATACATAATATTATTTTTAACATAGATTCAAAGTTGAATAGTATTAGCATGGATGTGCAGATTTTGGACATTTTAATAAGCGATTACACCAATTTACCACAAGATAAACTAAAGAAAAATATAATCGAACATGAAAATAGATCAAATAATAAAAATAATAACTGATCACGGTTATCCAATTTTTTTCAGCATTTCCATATGTTATATCGTATATTATATTTGGAAATGGATTACAATCGATATAAAACCGAAACTTATAAATATTTTAGATCATATAGAAGAAATTAACCAAAAAATTAAGCAAGTAGATCATGAAATTGAAAAACTAAATCAAAAAATCTACTTGCTTAAAAGCTTACGAAATTTTACAAATAAAAATTAATTTTGAGAATCACCAGCTTCAACACGATAATTATCTTCAACAGAATCTTTTGTTGATGTTTCTATAATTGTTGCTGGTGATGCAGTATCTTCTTCAATACATAACAATTGATGTGGTTCCATCGGTTTGTTTCTCCATACATCACCACGGTTTAAAATGGTAATAGTTCTTTTGGATGTTTTAGTATTTATTGTTGTTAGTTGAAATTTCCCAGACAAAACAACCCATGTTTCATCTTTTGCTTTATGAAAATGCATTGAGAATTTTTTATCTTTGTAGAAACATAATAATTTAACACAATAATGCTCATTACTTTCTAAAATATTTTCATATCCCCAGCCCTTTTCAATAATATTATGGTTATTGAAAATTGTTACATCCTTATTTAAGAATCTCCTAATCTCTTTAAGTCTTGTTATTGTGTTTTCATAATCAAAATGAGTGATCATAAGTTCGCTAGTAGCATCACCTTTGGATATAACATTAATAATATTACTTAATTTATCATCTATGAAGATATCTTTATTAGAAATATAGTTTTTCTTTTCTAAAGAATTATCAACAATGACACAAGGAATATCAGGAAAATTTTGTTTAACCCAATATTTTTTATCAACACGTGCATTTACAAAATTTATCTTGCTAGGCAGTGCAGTTAGAAAACTTATTTTATAATCTTTAAAGTTTTTCTTTATATAACTGATTAAACTATCAGCATATTCAGTTTTGCTTAATTCAGCATATAAATTTGGATAAACAATTTGTATTGTTTTCCAATCATCCTTAGTTAAATTTGATGCGTTCCGATCAGCATACAAATCTAATTTATATCCAATAAAAGAATTAAAATCTACAATAACACCATCCAAATCAATCCATATAGTTTGATCATTCATTTTATAATACCCCACATAATTTATTTTCTATTAAATTTACTTGTTCCGATAGAATATTTAGTTTCTAAGTTCCATTCACCTTTATCTTTAAACGGTATGATTTTGATTTTGTCGATATTTGCTATTTCAAAATCTGGTTTAAAGTTCACTACAGTTAACAAATTCCATTCTTCCAACAAATCACAAATCAAATTACGCCTTGCCAAATCATCTTCGCTGATATTTGTTTTCTTACCATCCAAAGCAAATAGTTCTTTAAAATGTACTATGAAATATTTACCTTGTTTATGGAGAATATGACACGATTGAAATAAAGTTTTGCTTTTTTTACTAGGAATCCCAATCCTAGTCAATGTTTCTTTAATTTTCAAGAATGCATCTTCATCATTTAAGGTTACTTCCATTGAATGATAAAAATCAGGTACTACAGTTTTACTTTTAATATATTGTTCTAACATTTCAAATCCATTATTTTAGTTAATAAAAATTATACGAATATAACACTCCACCTTTATTTATATTTATTGCGTTTTAGTTTTGCTCATTTTTTTCAATTTAGTCAATTGTCTTTTATCAAGAATAGAAAGATGTTCTATTGCTCTTTTTTCATTACATAAATAAAGTTCTTTTATAAAACTAATATCATCAATTTTTTCTTTAACTTTCTTTATCCACTTATTATACCTTCTTTTCTTTGATAATGCACTGAAATAAAAATCAAAATGCATTTTCTTTGTATACAAATTCATATTCATCTTGTTAGCTAACAATATAGTTTCCTTACTAAAAGAGTAATTTTTGTTAGTTATGAATGGAATATAATTATGTTCTATATTTTCATTAAATACATATCGTTTTTCATATGACAAATCAGAAATAAAAAAGAAAGGGCTTAAATTACTATCACACTTTTCCTTTTCCTCCTTTTTATCCTTTTTTATTTCATTAAGTTGGTCAAAAATATGCATATCTTATCTTTTAAGCCTCACATTACCCATGATTTCAGTCAACATAGATACAAGATTAATTTCCTGATCTATAACAAAGGCGGATTTATATTGATATTCTCCTATCAAAACAACTAATGATGGAACATCATCACCTGCGAATGGTATAAAAGTTTCATAAATTTTTCTTATAATTAGATTAATATCACCATCTATATTATTTACAACCCATTCTCGCATTCCATTCCAATTTTTAGAAATCATCAAATCTAATAATTCTTCAAAAGTTTCATTATTAGTAATATTTTTTCTATCAATTATTAATTCTTTATCGATAACATATCTTTGAATTGTGTTTATTATGCTTCTAAAATCCGGGAACTTTAAGCTAATTACCGTTATAATATCATTTTCTTTGAATGTAATCTTTTCAGAATTTAATATAAATTTTATTCTGTTGAAGTAACCCAAGGCAATCTTTTGTTTATTTTCTTTTTCAATATCAAAATTTATATGTGTTAATCTACTTTGTAATGCGCTTATTATCCTGTTTTTATTATTGCATGTGAAAATAAACCTACAATTTGAACTGAATTCTTCAATGAATCCTCTCAAAGCTGGCATTACTGAATTAGCGTTTAGATAATCAGCCTCATCCAATATAACAACTTTAGGTTTACCATTAAAGGAAACCGTAGTTACAAATTGTTTAATTTTAGTTCTTAATGTCTCAATACCATTTTCTTCTGAAGCATTTATTACTAAAAAAGAACAACCAATATCATTACATAATGCTTTTGCTACAGAAGTTTTACCAATACCAGGGGTTCCACTAAACAACATATTTTGTAATTGACCTTCTTTAATAACACCTTTGAAATATGACTTTAGTTTTTCTGGTAATATACAATCTTCAATTTTTTCCGGTCTATACTTTTCAACCCAAATATAATCATAAAAATTACTCACTATTTTTCTCCAATTTTTGAACCAATTTTACATGCTAACATATATTGCAGATCAATATCATTATTATTAAAAACTAATACACAAGTTTTTCCTGATGGTGTTAAAGCAACTTCAACCATATAATCACCAGGGATGATTTTAATATCTGTAATATCCACATATACATTAAAATCTATATCCGCATTACCAAGATCAATGGTAAATTTATTAGATGTTTCATCGATTCTATTGTTAATTAGCCCATCAAATCTTCCATCTATACTCATAAGAGTAAAAAATTCTGCGTTTGTTATTGCTGAT